TATTTGGGTATCAAATCTTGGCCAGAGACAAGAAATAGTCGCTGGCTCGCATCTTTGGCGATTTCCACTACATCCGGCGAAAAACCACCAACGCTAAACAAAACAAAACTTGGATTGATTTTCCATTTAGCTTCCGGAAGGCTCGCCACCTTGGCCTGCAGTGCGCTGTAGCCGAAAAGGCGGATCTGGCTGCCAGCACGCACGGCAGAAAAGCCCGAAAAAAATATTTTGAAAACACGCTTACACCACCTTGACAAATACGAACATATGTTCTATAATTGATTCATGGTTGTTAATTAGAGCACTGCTCTAGCAGCCAAAGCTAACTCAATATTTGCCGGGCGTGGGACGGCGTCGTTATGGACATTCCCACGGGACCTGGACGCCAATGGTGCGTGTCCGGGTCTTTTTTGTGAAAGGGGAATGCTCGCATGCAGTCGACGGGTCGGACACCGATTGGTGGTCCAGTAGAAGACAAATCGGTCACCGAGGGCCGTCAGCGTGCTGACGACAGGAAGCGGGAGACGCGCCGCTCGCTGATGTTGGTGGTAGCCAAAGCTACTGATGTGCTGGTGAAGCGTGCTCCGGTCTCGAAAAAGGGCGACCTGCCGCATACCCGCTGGGAGTATCACGAGCGGATCACATCCCGCCGGCGTTTGGAGGAATAGAGTTGAACGAATCTGGCACTGAAAAGGAGCGGCTTGCGGCGGAGATGGAACGAGAGATTCTCGGGCAACTCAGGCAGTGTCTGAACAACCTGATGAGTCTTGCCAATGGGATCAAGGTCGCTAAAGAGCGCGGTGACGAAAGCCCGGTGGTCTATGACCGGCCGCCAGACCGCGCTGCGAACGAATATATCTTGAACCGAATCCTGGGGCGGCCACCTTCTCGGAAGACAATAGCCGACCCTGAGCCGGCACAGTTGAAACGGATCGATCTGTCAAAGGTTCCGCGAGAGCGCCTCGAGACAATGGAAAGATGGTTGGCCGAAGCATATGGAGAGTCGGACAGAGCAGATACTGGAGAAGCAGATTGAAGCGGAGAACGCGAAATTTCACTTGAAGAAATTCGTCGTCGAAGCCTGGCATGTGGTAGAGGCATCCACTCCCTTTGTTGACGGCTGGCATGTGGATGCGATCTGCGAGCATCTTGAGGCGGTTACTGATGGCAAGATCCGTAACCTAGTCATCAATATGCCGCCAAGGCACATGAAGTCGCTGCTAGTCAGCGTCTTCTGGCCCTGCTGGGACTGGACACTTCAGCCGTCACGCCGCTGGCTCTTCGCGAGCTACGCCCAAAGCTTGGCCACTCGCGACAGCCTCAAGTGCCGGCGACTGATCCAATCGCCTTGGTACCAGTTCTGGTATGGCGATAAATATCGTTTAACCGACGACCAGAATCAGAAGACCAGGTTCGAGAACGATCGCACCGGCTACCGGCTGGCGACTTCGGTGGGTGGCCTGGGGACAGGTGAAGGCGGCGATAGAATAGTTGTCGACGATCCGCACAATGTCCTCGAGGCGGAGAGTGAGCGAATTCGATCCACAACGCTAAGCTGGTGGGACGAGACTATGGCAAGCCGTGGGAACGATCCTAAGACTGTCGCCAGAGTTATCGTCATGCAGCGGGTACATGAGGACGATCTTACCGGCCATGTTCTGGCACAGGGAGGCTACGAGCATCTCTGTCTTCCTGCGGAGTATGAAGGCAGCAAATATGTCACAGTTATAGGCTGGCAAGATCCGAGAACCAAGCTGGGCGAACTCCTTTGCCCAACGCGATTCGGGCAGGACGAGCTAAATGAGCTGAAACTTCGTCTCGGCAGCCGGGCTGCAGCCGGCCAGTTGCAGCAGTGTCCCGCCCCAGCCGAAGGCGCAATCTTCAAGGCGCATTGGTTTTTGAATCGGTATCGGACACTCCCGGCGTTTGTTCGTGTGGCGACATTTTGGGACACGGCGCTGAAGGCGGATGAGGAAAACGACGAGACTGCGTGCATCACATTAGGAGCGGGAGTCGACGATAACTCTTACATATTGCGGGCAGTCCACGGCCGTTGGGAAACACCGGATGTTGTCAGGCGTATGGTTGAACAATCTTCCTGGCTAAAAAGCCTCTACGGGGATCGATATCTCGGCGACTATGTGGAAGACAAAGTCAGCGGAACGACGCTGATTCAATATATTCGCCGGACACACCCAGATCTTGCCGTGATCCCAATTAAGGTGGAACTCGACAAGATTGCTCGCGCCCACGGAGTCACGCCGATCTGCGAAGCGGGAAGAGTGCTCTTGCCTGAGCCATCCATATTTCCCGAATCGCGTCAATGGAGCGACGATCTTTTGACCGCGCTGCTCGCATTTCCGGCAGCAAAGCACGACGATCTGACAGATGCGTTTGTCTACGCGGTGAAATGGTATCAAGGAAACCTCGGGCAAAGGGTGAGTCGGCGTGGACGCGGCGGGCAAGTGTAATTGGAAAGGAAAAGTTGTGAAGAGTGATTTGGAACTAGCCGCTGGCCTTATTGGGACTTCCAGCTTGCCGCCTGGCCTGAGTTATGTACGGGAACGAGCACGGGAGGCACGCGCCTATCATCTGCTCGACCCGTATCCGCTTTACCATTTTCGAGACTGGAAGACGGAGGATCGCGGCCCACTGCCGCGCTGCCTTCCCATTGCCCGCAGCATCGTTCGTCGAGGCGCGCGGTGGCTATTTGGCGACGCGCCGAGAATACACTGCTCCAGCAATCGACAGCTTGAGCAGTTTCTATTGGAATCCTGGTCCGGAAACAGAATGAGCAGTCGCCTCGTCGCAATCGCTGAGAATGCGGCGCTGGAGGGAGGTGTTGTACTCAAGTTCGCCTACGATGCCGCAAGCCGTTGTCCACTGATGATTCAGTCGCTTTCTCTCACCGACGAGGCCCGGCTTTACTATCATCCGCACGACTGCCACAAGCTCTTGATGGCACGGATCCAATATCCGTTTTTCGATGCGGAGGAAGGGAAAACATATTGGTACCGCGAAGAGTGGACCGATTCTGAAGAGGTTCGGTATCGTCCGGTTGCGAATGAACTCTTGTTTGGCACTCGTGAAACCGCTATGTTGAGCGGTTCGCAGCCGCTGCTTTCTCAGGACATCGCCGATGTCTATGAGGGTTGGCAGATCGAGAGCAGAGCGCCCAATCCGTTCGGAATCATCCCACTCATTGCAATCAAGAACATTGAGACCGACGATCTGTGGGGCAGTGGAGACCTTTGGGATCTCTACCGGGTCTTCGATCGAATTCATCTCACCTATCATCTAATGGATCGTTCCAATCAGTTTGACAGCGAGATCAACCCGCTCTTTATCGACCTTACTCTCGATCGGCAGGATATCGAACGGCCGCTTCAGCCTGGGGAGCCACTCGATCTGAAAACCGACAGTTTGAGCAGTTCGCGGCAAGGAAAAGTCGACTTTAGGCCGTCCGGAAACAACCTTCGCCCGGCAATGATGGAGTATGCTCGGGAACTCAAGAATCAGATTCTTGAAGCAGCATCGTCCACATCGATCGATCAGTCGGAGATTACCAACAAGGGCAATCTGACAACCGCCGTGCTGGAGCAGCTCTATTGGCCGCAGATAGTGGCCACGAAAGAGAAGAGGAAGAGCTTTGGGAACGATGGACTGGTGCAGTTTTTTGCCCTTATTGCGATAGGGCTGAGCAATGCTGGTGTCGCTGACTTTGATCGGACCGCCGGTTCTTTCGACAGTACTGACATTGCCCTAAAGTGGCCGCCGTTCTTTACACTTAATCCACAAGAGAGGGCGACTACTTTGAGCGCCATACAACTTGCCGAGCAGTCAGAGTATCTGACCCACGATGAGGCCAAAAGGGAGGTAGGGGGACTATTTTAATGGACAGTCCCCAGAAGGGAAGCACTACGCCTTATTTGCTTGGGCGTTGCGATAAGTCTTGAAAGCGACAACAGCCGCGAGAAGTACAGATCCCACAAGTACGGCAATCATCGGGGACGGCTCGGGCGCTGAAGTTGGGGGCGGCGGAGGCAGAATCGGTACGGCATACGCATTCTGCCCTAACAAAAGCACACCCGTTGCTATCAGCGTCAAACTCGTAATTACATTATCTTTCATTTCAGTGCGTTCTCCTTGCGATTACTTGGTAGATGATGACAATGCCAAACTCGTTTGCTCGGCTTTCACAATCAACAAGTCAATGCACATACACGCAAATTATGTGCCAAACCCAGTAATTTTCACATTGTATTGAATTGTCAACTCTCTCTCGATACCCGGCGACGGGAGTTCAGTCGCAAAAATAGACCCTGAACCCAGGAGCAAAGAAGAATGATCAATAGCAATCCGAACCGCGATGAGCGGTTCTTTTTTATGGCGGATGAGCCGGCGGTTGGCGGAGAAGGCGCTTCGAATGCTGCACCAAATTCCGAAGCAAAGCCCGAGCAAAGCAACGTTGACAATGCGGCACAAAGGCTGCTGAAGAAAGCGCAAGACGAGCTAGCGGCTGCCCGATTAGAACTTCAGAACATTAAGGATGCAGAGCTATCGGAGCTTGAACGGCTCAAGAAGTCGGCCGCGGAGCTGGAAAGCCGTGTACAGGCCTCTGAACTGGAAAACCTCCGTCGGAAAGTAGCCCAGGAAGAGAGTGTCCCGATCGATGCCTTCGAATACCTCGCTGGAAACGACGAGGAGGCTTTACGTGCATCGGCCAGAAAGCTGGTCACCCTCATCGGCAGTAAGGCCGTTCAAGCTGCCGGAACACGCACGCAGCCGGGTACCGGCCAAGCTCCCACAATTGACGATCAGATCGCGGCTGCTGAAAAATCGGGCAATCGCGCTCTGTCGATCTCACTGAAGAACCAAAAAATGCGGGCTTCTTAGCACCGCGACAAGCAGATAAGGAACCACGATGGCAGGCACAAACACTAATATTGTTAGTTATCTGGGCGAGCTCTTTCGCTCCGGCCGACGGCCGAACAACTTTCTAAAGCTCATCGGCGGAATTCAAGGCGGCGTCCTAGAGACAACTAGCCGTCAGTTTCCAGTCGCCGTACTCTATTCTCTCCGCGCACCGTCACAATCGTATGTTGCCGAGGAAGGTGCAAACGCGCCGGTGGCACAAACGAGGACACTTACCCAGGCGACCAATGTGATCGAAATCCATCAGGAAACGGTTCAACTCACCTATCTGGGAGCGTCCGAAAAGGCGGTCGGCGGGGTGGTTCCGCTTCCGCAGGGCGGTGCCAACGGCCCGGTCCAGAATCCTCGGTCCGAAGCGTGGCAGGTGATGACCGCAATGGACACGATCAGTCAAGATCTCAACTTCTCGTTTGTTCAGGGAGTGTATGCAAACCCGTCCGATGCCACCGCTACCGCTTTGCAAACCCGTGGAATTGTCAACGCGATTGTTACCAATCTGATCGACAACAGCGGCGTCACAGCCAGCACGGTTACCGATGCCATCTATCGTGGCTACATTGAATCCCTTGTCCAGCAGGTGGTGATTAGCAACGGATATAACCCAGACGATACGTGGACATTCTTTGGCGATGCCACGCAGTTCGCGAATATCCAGGCGGCCTACGAGGCACTGGGCACAATCTACCTCCAGCCAGAGACTGAGTTT